ATTTCAGAAACCCATAATTTATCTTGGGGTTGTTCACTACCAACTCTTTTATTTAATAAAGTTATTTGTGTTTTAAATATACCATTATCGTATCCGGCTTCTCGTAATAATCTTTCAACATCTATAAAATATTCAGATGGGAATTGATTTTTTTCAAATAATGTACCTTCTGCTACTAAAAAATAATCTCTTATATTTTCGGTAGATAATGTTACATATCTAATTAACTTATCATCCTTTTGTGGTAATTGATTATCATTGATATCATATACAATAAATTCAATAGCATCTTTATCACCAAACCCAAAAAAAGATTGTAGATTTCCTTCCTCAAAAATTTTTCTATCTTTTGAGTTAATTCGGTATCCTTTATAATCTATAATATCTTTAAACTTCTTTACTGCCATTTTAATTTATTTTATCCACCCCATTGGTTTCCTCTTTGTTTTTGTAATGCCACCGGAAGATTAAGTGTACCCACTTCCGATTTTAAAATAAGATTTCCGTTATACTCCGTATCTCCAGTAAATCCAAATCCGGCGTTTGGTTTATACCCATCAACCTTTTTATCGATTGTAGATACTTTAACACCTTTATTTTCACCAGGCTTTAAAGTAAGTGGTGGTATTGGGTTGAATATACCGGCGATTGCACCATCCTGTGAAAACGTAATAGTGACTGGCTTTTTTGTAAAATTTGCAATCCTTAATTCAGGACCATTAACCCAAGTTCCCCTACCATCATCTTTTGCTCTACCTCTAAATGTTAAATCAGGATATTGTTTATCTGAGATGTTTGCCACTTTAGCAGCAAAATCATCAGATACCTTAAATCCTTCTTGTAGTTTAGCAGCTTTACCAAATAATTCTTCTCTCAATTGGTCTACCTGCTTTTCCAATGTTTGATTTCTTGCAAATAAAGAAACTCTTTGAATTGATTCTGCGGTTGCTTTTTGTATTGAATTTTGAAGTTCTATAATCGTACCAGTAACTTTAGAATTAGCTTGCTGTGTTTGGTTTTCAGCCGTTGCAACAACTAAATCCTTTCCATCAATTTGAACTATTAAACTTTGTGTAACTATTTCCAATTCAGTTACTTTAGCTCTTAAATCTAATATATCCGCATTCAATTGTGTTATTATAATATCTCTATTTGCAATCTCAACTAATGCTGCATCATAGATTGTTTTTAAAACCATCTCAGGTAAAACCGGAGCTTGCACTGGAATTAATTCTATAATTGTAGTATCTATCGACTTTAATAGTTCTGATTCTTTGTATTTTGGTCTTGATAATTTTCCAGAAACAATACCATCTTCAGCTACAGAACCACTAAACACATGGACACCAAACGAGTTTTTAGTGGTAAGTGCTAATGAACCACTAACTAAAATCTGTCCAACTTTCTTTTCGTTTTTTAATCCCGTTTTTAACATTTTTAATCTTTTACAACATTGAAAGTTAATTCATTATCAAAATATTGAACATCACCATCGTTATCAATTTTAAATTCAATCTTATAAACTCTCCCAGCTTCCCAATTTGAAAGATTTAGTTTTATATAATTTCCATTGGAATCACAATTTAATTTTGAGTAATTACTAAATGGTATTATAATATCATCGGAAGCAAAATCTTTAATTTGGTAGTATGATGTTTGTGGTAAATATTTTATATCAGTATATGCAAATGTATTTGTAAAAGTTTTTAAAGGATATAATTCTCTAGCAAATATTCTCATAGTTGGAGTTGTTTCTGCTTTATATTCTTTTTTCAAATTAGTAATTCCTATTTTAATATCAGATGCTACTAATTGAGTTAATGAACCCGTTATGAAAGATTGGTCATTCCAACCAATTCTAATTTTTGGTTGATATATTGTATTTGTTTCTTTACTAAATAGTTTTAGTACACCATAATCTTCGGTATCGTTTTCTAAACTATCACTAAATTTAATTATTAATCCATCATTTGGAATAGAACCACTCATCCAACCTCTTAACATTGGTTTTAAATCCATTGTAATATCTGCCGATTGGTATTCAAATGATTGAGTTGAACCACTTGCTAAATACCAAGTTCCACCAGTACCATTATTTGGATTAGAATCACTACCAGATGCCAAAGTATTTTGCAACCAATCTAATTTAGTATCACCTTCTCTATAATTCCAAGTTACACCTTGAGTTGATACGTTATCGAATCTAGTACCATTACCCATTTGCCAACTTTGTGAGATTGGATATGCATATAATGTGAAATCCAATGGAACTTCCTCACTTTTAGTTTCTTTTAAAATTAAAGTAGCTTCCTCCATTTTAATAGCATTATTTACTAAAGATGATGATAAAAACCCAACTTCAAATTTTAAAAGAGTACGTGACACATCTTTAATATTTCCATAGTAAAGTTTACTGATTTCTAATATCTCATCCAAGCCAGTATTTTGGTTTGGTTGTTGTAAATAAATTGTTGCATCTTTTGATGCTGTTAGGAAATAGTATGCCATTATCTTACTCTACCTTTTATGTCCGAATCCGGATATTTAATTTCGAAAACCGATGGGTCTAATGATGGATATACAATCTTATCTTTAGTTGCCGCATCTATATTATATGAATTTGGTGAATATCTACCACCACATTTATTTATTAGTTTAACCATAGGAACTGATGATACTCCCTCAACGTTTGCTATTAATAATTCAACTTCACTTAAGTTTATTGTTTGATTAAATGTCCAATTATCTATACTAAAATACTGCTTAAGTTCATCTATACATTTTGTAAGAACCTCACTTTTATTATAACTACTAAATACAATTATTTCAAAATCAATTCCAATATTAATAACAAATCCATCTAATAAATTAATACCATCGGTTAATAATCGGTATTCATTCATATAAGTTTTTAAATTTTCCTTAACACCTCTATTAATATTTGTTAAATGCCCAATTCCATCATATCCTAACAAATATAAATTAATTGCAAATGGATTATTCTTTTCATTTTCATTTGAAGTTTTTCCAATTAAAAATCTAGTTATTTCTTCCTTTATTGATTGTTGAGTAGGTTCTTCATCATCCGGTTTAGAAACAAAACTCATAACCAAATCGGTAAACTCTTGTAAATTATTTGGAGAGGCCAAGATAGATGATGGTGAGTTATTATCTAATGTACCATCGGCTACTGCAAATGCTTTAGCAACTGCCCCAAATTTTGGCGGCATTGATAATGCTCTAATTTGGTAATCGTTTGATGTTACTGCTCTATTTTGTGAACCAAAATTAGCTAATGCATTTTGTCTTATTTCTTCTAAACTCTCAGCACCCCTACCACCACTCCCAGGCACTTCGTTATCAATTGCTATTGAGTTTTTTACGGTATTATATATTGCTAATTCAGATGCATTATATGATTCAGTATCTTCTTCAAATTCTATCGTATCAACTCTTGTCAATTCCCCAACGGGTATATTTGATTCAACACCACCACCAATCATATACTTTACAGTTATAGTTGTGCTGGATGGGGATGTGCCATACGTTTTAGTTTTCAAAAAATTAGTTGGGTCAAATGATTCTTCCAATCTACTTATAGAATTTGGTAAACCCAATCCAACATTTTTAAGATTTGGAATCAATTGCTCATCAGATGCCGATGAATCACCTGCACCAAATTGGATAGATGTTGTATTGTTTTGATTTACTTTTGATACAAATCGTCTAGCCGTTTTTATTGTTTTTAATACAAATGGTACAGTTGATTTAAACTGATATAAATCAGGATCATTTACCTCCGTATTAGGTGAATCAACAAAAACCATTTCTTGTGCTAAATATGGAACTTCATACCATTTATTTCCATTAGAATCTCTACAATCGTAAATTTGAATTACATTAGTTTCAGGTAAATCTATTTTTTGAAAAGGTGAATATGAATCAAATAGCACTTGTTTTTCTACTAATTCACCAGATAAAGCTTGAACATATTTTTTAACTAAATAAAATAATGGTTCTCCTGTATTCACATCTCTTTGATATATACTTATTTCCCTATCACTTTCATCAGAAAAGTCTACTACATCAGTTGTTCTAAAAATTATACCAGCTTTGGTTGATTTACTCAACATACCCTCTTTTATTCTTAAATAATACTTTTCATCCGGTTTATTATTAATACCAATTCCAATAGATGGAACTAATTGATATACACTTAATGTTGTAATTGCAGGAGCAGTTACTTTAGGTCTATACCCCAAATATTGTGATAATGCCAGAACACTTTGAGGGTCTTCTGCATAAGTCATTAATGACTCTTTTAAAGTATCATCTATGTAATATGATAGTGAATCACCTATATAAGATGCCATTTCAATAAACATCATACCAGGCGATGATTCGTTAAAATCAGAATATGTTTTTGGAAAATAAGTTTTTGCAAATTCAATTAAATTGTTTCTGAATGAAGCAAAATCTTTATTAAGATATTTTATATCTTTTCCTTTATTTTTAAAATTTCTATTTGTAATTGTTATTGACATATTCTATTATATTATACACCTACATTAAAGGTGACTGTATTTAAATCTGGATTTCCTAATACTCTAAATTTAATTGATACATTTACTATGTTATTATCTTTATCCAAATCAGTTGCTCCAATATCAATTTGGTCAACACTTATGTATGGTAACCAATTTTCTAGTGCCGATGTAACTGTATCTTCTATTTTTTCTGCTAATGCATCATCATTAAATTCAAATAATAATTCTTGAAGACCACTACCAAAATTTGGTTGCATTATTCTTTCACCTCTTTTTGTTAATAATAGATTTTTTATATTAGAACTAGCTTGCTCTGCGGTTTTGAAACTTTGATTAAATGCAGTATTACCAATTTGTATTGGCAAAGTTATACCTATCGCAAAATCATCAAATTTTTTCGTATCTTGTACTAACTTTTGTCCTAATACAATTGCCATTATTATTTCTTAAATCTTTTTACCAATTCTGAATAATCTCTGTTAAAGGCTTTATCCAATTCAGCTACTCCAGTATTTACACCTAATCCTGTTGGAGAAGGTCCTTTCGCTAAATCACCATAACCCATTTTTTCAGCAATTGCTGTTTTACCTACAATAGAACCCATATCACCTTGTCCAAAACTCATTGTTCTGAACCCTCCATCTCCTTGTGGGATTCCACCACGTGTTTCATTAAGGATTTGGTTAATCATTGGGTTTTTACTGAATTGTTTTTGTGGTACTACTTGTGTAGATACCGATTCTTCAATAAGCTCATCATCTAACATAGCTTTAGCCATTGATAATCCAGTAGTTTTTGGTTTAGCAGGTTGTTTACCCTCTGCTAACATTTTTTTCATCTCAGCCTTCACACCTTCCTTAATTAAAGCAGGTAATTGTTCTTTAAGTTCCTCTTTAATAAGAATCTGAATGGCTTTTAATAATTTGTCCGTATCCATACTTTATTATTTGTTATGTTTATAAATATTTAAATTGTTATTTTTGGGAATTATTATGATTGTTACTCATATATTGAAACGTGCATTGGGTCATTATTGCTTAACCAAGTCATTCCTTGTGATTTGAATATAGCTGCTACTTGTTGGAATCCTCTATCAAACTCATTCAAATCTCTTATCTTTGCATTGCCAGCATAAATACCGTCTGATTTGAATTTGTATCCATACGGATATTTTGTGGTGTTCATATCAATGGCAGTTCCCCAACTATGATTTGATAATCTACTTCCACAAGTTACGTTTCTTACCGCTAAACCACCCCCACAATTTTCAATATATTTTTGCAAACCCAATGCTTTTATCTTTACAATTGCTGGTTTAACAATAGCCGCTAAATCTTTATGTACAGTTATTTTTTTATCTCCACTTGAAGTTGGAAACATTATTTGTGTACAATTTTTTGTCATATATTCCGTATTTACTTTATACCAATATCTTGTACATTTACCGGGTTGTGTAGAACTTACTTCAAAACTAGGTGCATTACCTAATGCCGGCCATACTCCATTACCACATTTTCTAAATAACGCCTCATCTCCTCTACCAACAGGCCCTGCTACTTTTTTTTCCTTTAAATCAACAGCTGGTGCTGTAGCTGGAGGTGGTTCGTATGGAGTTGGAGCCGGTTGTGGTTGTATTATTTGCGGGTCAGTTACTGGGTCTACTCCAAATTCCTTTTCATCATTATATTGGTTTACACGGAAAAATGCTGATTCTGCTGTAACATCGCTATTATTTTCCATAGCAGCTTCTTCCGTTTCGAATTGTTCTTCATACAATTTTTGATTTGCAGGATATTCTTCATTAATATCACGTTCTATCGCTTCTGCTTCTTCAAAAAATTCATCGGATGTTAGTCCTGATAAATTAGCAGGTTGTACACTATATCCAGACCAATTAATTATTCCGGGTCCGGGTGTATTCAATGGAGGGTATGTAGATACAGTGTTTACGATACCACTAACTGTATTTAAATGTTGTTGAGCGTATCGTATAAACTCATCAATTATTAATTTATGATTTTTAGTTGGTTGTATAGCTCCCATATTACGCTTGTCTTTGTTCTTTAGTTAATGTATAAAACCCCCAATATTCCCAATGCCATGTTTCATCCATACCAGCACCGTCAGCCAATCTATATGGATTATACCAACCATATTTGGGACCATTTCTAGCTAACCATTGATATATTTTAGAATTTTCTTGTGTGTATCTGGCAGGAGCAGCTGTAGCTCTCCCCACTCCTAATGATTTTGCTCTAGCTTCTTGCATACCAGCTATTTCTCCAAAATCCAAAGATAACCCCCAACCATGTGGTGAAAAGCCTGGTTTAGCTGCACTACCAGAACCATATTTTTTAAAACAAGCAACTTGCCCCTCATAATCTCTATATGTAGATGATACTCTCCACTTAACTCCTTCCTTTTTGGCTTGTGCTATTAATTTATTATACATTTTCGCAGCTTCAATGTGTAATATTCCTCCTCCGTATGATGCATCTATACTTCCTAATTTATCTTTTGGAATTTTACCATTTCCAAAACTGGCTAAACCGGGTGGAGGTGGTGGTGCTGTTTTTCCTACATTTGTTGTTATTCTTGGACTATTTACTTCAGCAATAGGTGCTTTGTTTGGGTCAGCAGGGTTTGATGTATCAACCGGTGTGGAAGTATCAATAGGTGTAGGTGCTGGTTGTGGAGGTATTACTTGTGGGTCAGTTACCGGGTCTACACCGCTAATTTCAACTTCTTCTGCTTGTGTATTAAAAAATGATGATTGTTCTTTTTCTAATGCTTGTGGGTCATCGGATTCTTCGTCTTGTGGTATTTCTCCTAATATTTCTTGAGTTTCTCCAAGTTCAGTATCAGGCATGTCATCATTTTCAGTTTCACCCTCTCTTAAATCAGGTTCACTTCCTCCTAATGTGGGTTGTTGCCATTGTCCACTATTGGTACATACGACAGATACTATTTGAATATTTTGAACTGCTCCAGTTGCAGGTGGTGTTGTAGGTGGTGATGGTATTGAGGATGGGTCTAATTGTGCTCCTGCCCAATACGCTAAAACCCCCTTTCCCATTTCTCCAACTAAATCGTATGGTTCTTTTTGAGATACACCACTATCTAATGCAGATTTGATTAATAGTTTCAAAGATTGTACATTACCCGCTTTCATCTTTGATTGAAATAAAATATCAGCACCACGCTTTATAGCAGCATCATATTCAGTTGCGTACAAATCAGCAATCGTATCCGTTGAATTTATAGATTCTGGATTGGTTACTGTGTTTAAAATATTTTCTTTAAATACCTCCCAAGACATTTTTAAGAAGTTTTATTTAATTCACTCAATACAGATTTTAATTTAGATTTTATTGTATTAAATGATGGTTTATTTACCGGTCCAGTTGCCGAAGGACCAGATGGTGTTAAGAATTGCTGTGCTACTATTGCATCTATCAATTCCTCCATTAAAGAAACCCAACTATCTCCCTTAACTAATGGTTCTAATTTTGTATTACCTAAATTTATTTTACCATTGGATGTATTAAAATTTATATCCCTATCCGCTGCTGTTACATTTATATTATCACCTACAGTTATATCAATTCCTAATTTATTATCAATTGACATTGCCCCATCTGATATGAATCCGTAATTCTTTTTTGAAAAGAAAATCATTTCTGCGTTTTTTGCCGAAATAATAACTCTACCAGAATTAATTAAAATTTGGTCTCCTATTAATTTAGATGGAAATGCTTTAAATGAATTAGGTTTAGTTTCAAAATCAGATGAACCCTTATCCGATATTGTACCTGGTTGAAATGGTAGTTGGTATTGATTAGAACCTAAAAGTATTACACTACCATCTCTATTTACATCTTCTTCAGTTGGTAATTTTATTAACTGCTTTTTTGATTCAGCATTTTCATTATTTCTTAATATTATTGTTGGTGAAAATATTCTTTCCGAATTATTAAATCCAGAAAACCTAAGTGATTGTCCAAATCTCGTTTCAATTAAACTATCACCCTCATATAATTTTAATTTATGTATACCAGGTTCTTCTTGAAAATATTCACCAAACTTATCATATTTAGATGATTCATTAACATTACTCATTGTAGTTCCTGTCTCTTGAACTGTTTTGTAATTTTTCTTTACATCATCAACTTGTTGTTCGGGTGGAAATATTTCTGATATTTGTGTTTTTTTACTATCAATATTTGGTGTTTTTTCTAAACCAATTCTTCTATAATACGATACACCATTATTTTGAAGTATTTCAACCGATTCGTTTACTAATGGTATTGTTTTGAAATTTTTATCATAAGGAAACGCAACAGGTAATGATGCATCATCGGTACTTGGCTGGCCTGTAATTCTGTATTGAATTGCGCCCATATAGGCTGCCTCTCCTTGTCTTTGTATTTGTGTATCACCAACACTTCCTTTTAAATACGGATGATTTTCATCTAAAATAACGGAATATACAATTCCAAAACCCATTGGCTGTTTAACTCCAGCACTTTGTACCGAACTTACCGAACTTTGTGAATTATCTAATGCCATCTTATTTCATTTTCTTTTTTAAATCTTCCAATTCAAATTCCAAATCATCTACTCTTTCTACTTCTTGTTTAGTTTCTTCCAATTCTCTAAGTAATTGATTCTTTTCAAATTCAGTTAAGAATCCATCTTGCCCTTCGGTTTTCTTTTCCGATGCTATAATTTTAGTTGCGATTGTTGCAAGTTTAACCAATTGGTCATCGTTCTTTACGGAACTATCAATTAGTGAAGATAAAATAGGACCTACACTAGCTACATCACCAGCATGTTTAATCATCTTTTTAAGTTCTTCTATTAAAGCCGATATCTTTGCTTTTTTAGATAACTGATTGTTATAGATATCCTCAAATAGAGAACTTAGATTCTTTCCTTTAAATAATTCGAATTCTGTTGACATATTAATATATTTACATTTTGTATGTATATAAATATGGTTCTATTAAAATGTTGAAATTAAACTGCGATTACTTCAATTGTAATCTTAGGTTGATATCCATCGGGCAGTTGTCTATTAATACCTTTGAATTCATTTACTTTGTTCTTAAAGTATGTTATTTGTAATACCTTATCAGTTAGGTTCATTACAGTTTGAGATGATGTAGACATCTCTTTTGTATCTCTTTTCATATTCAATTGAGGTTTAGTTGGAAAGTATTCCTTTCTCATAGCTTGTGCTATTTGTTTCCAATCTTCCACTTTATCAACTGATTTCTCAGCGGATATCTTTCTCATTTTTGAACTTAGATATTTCTCACCATGTGTGTACCCAGCATCGGTAAACATGTGTCCGTGATTTGTACGAACAACAGGTGATTCGGAGTTTTGAAGTTTAACATCCGGCTTATGCTTTGATGTAGTTTCAATACTAACCATGTGTTTTGGGGATGATACAAATGTATGACCTTTCAAAGATAATCCACTCTTACCCTTATATTGTAGTGCTGCTTTTACAGCTTTCATTAGAGTAGGTTGTTTGATGATATTTCTCATCTTATCACCATCAGGTCCTGGCTTTCCAGCTTTTTTTACAAGCTTTGCTTCAGCTTCATCATGTCCAACTAATAGTGCGGAGTTTACAACACCTATTCCGTTTTCATTTAATCCTTCACTCCAATCAGTTACTAAATCGTGCAAATATGCAACTTCAATACCATCAATGATAGTATGAACAATTTCTAAAGATGGGTTGTAAGCTCTATCTCTATTTTTAGCTAGGATGAACTTATCATTTATTTCCTTAGATACAATAATGCACTCTAAAAGTTTCATTTATTTATTATTGGATATATGCGTTTAATTCGTAAGAATTTTTCATACCATAAACTTGAATCTGAAGTTTCTTTCTTTGAATCTTACCATCTTTAGATAATTCAATACTAAATTTATTAGTCTTACCTTCCGATGGTTTACGAGGGCCCATTCCTATTTGTCTGAAAGAATCATCATC